TTTGTTTCGTGAATAATCCATCCACTTCAGATTGTAGGATTCATACTACCAACCTCTGATAGAGTTGATAGGTCGGTCTGGTCTTATGGCAACGGCACTCCATAATCCTTGTGCATTATACTATCGATTACCGAATCTCTATAAGTATACCCTATGTCCAACATAGACAATGCGTTTGTTGTATGGAAATAATCTGAAACAGCTATTCCATACCTTAAACATATTGACATTGGATCTAAGGGTTCCTGAGTAGATTTCGACAATTCTGACATAGCACGTGAATTAAAAATTGCCTGATCACCACCTGACCAATTCTGTTCTATTGCTAGAACCATGGGATGCCGACCAACATGCATCAAGCCAAGAGCCCAATCACGCATGAATTTCCTAGCTCTCAGGACTAAATCTCCAGAACCTGGGAGCTCGGTTTTTGTCTGACCCATACTGCGCAGAAACACTCCCAACTCTAATGCAGCATCCCATCTTCCATATACAGTCATAACAGGAAATGTTTTCAAAAAAGAAGATTGTTCAAAATATGTACAAAAATCCATAGTACACTTCCAACCACATGTCACCATTGCTGTGCGAATTTCTCGCTCAGCCTCCTTGATGGTCATATTTCGGAAATCCACTTTATTATATATATATATATCTATACACAAACTAGCTATGTTGTTCAAAACGGTAGTCAACGTGGTGCCAGAATACTCAAATGGTCCATTTGGCTTGAACTTCAATTTAGTCGGTCCATAACCAATCACGACACATTTGGTACATTGGGTAACTAACGCGTGAATATCCCTTTTAAACTCCTCTGGTACAAATTTTTCTAATTTATCGAAAACTAATGAAGAATTGCTACTATCACAACTTGATATGTCTTTCTCAACTATCAGTACACCGTCCTTGCAATGCAGCACGAACAACCCATCGTCACTGTGATGCAAAAACTTTGACTCTCCATCCATCATCTTACTATACAATGTCCCTAAATATGACATAACAGGTGATTTAACATATATGAATTGTGTTTCATGATTTGACCTGGTCAAAACCAACGGATTCTCTGACCATACATTTTTTAATCTGTCGATCAATCTTGATGCACGTATAGAGGCAGGGACTCCGAAGTTCCCAATGCCCCTATCGTATTTATCAAGTGAGTAAACCCTAAGCTCACCGGTCTTAAAATTGAACTGTACATAGTTGTTCTCATACATGTATATGTCCCCTGGATCAGCGATCTCCCCCCTTTCATATAGTTGCTTAAATGCTCTCTGACGCAATCGTTTCTTTGGATGATTTTTATTAGACTCGTCACGGACACTAATAATATGATCATGAGTGGCCATTTCAAACTGAAGTAGGCCAGCCAAGTAATCAGCATAATCATCAAGTTCAACAGTATTGGTAGAAATAGCCTGGTAAACAACAAGCTGCTCAAAACCAGCTTTGTCATGGAATAATCTGTATGCAGCGTAACTAAGAGAGTTAGGAGTAAGCCTACTCTCAACCATGTCGTGCCGTATACCAGTGAATACAGTACGCTTGGTGTTATTAATATCAACAAAAGGTTTTCTACCGGGTTGGCAAATGAAGTTGCCCGTTTTAAGAGCGAGCTTGGATCTTTCGCCAATTCCAGTAAACCTTCCGTTGTCTTTAAAGTCCACCTTAATGGGAATGTCAACAGCGTACAAGTGAAATATACCATGATATACAAAAGGAGGGCCACGAAGTTTAAAAGACCGCGTGTTATATGCACAGTTGTGTCACTTTCTCGGTCTATGTGCTTCCTTATGACCTGGTGCTGCAACACTACTCTTGGAAGATACTCTATCACATAATCTTTGACATCATTGCTTGTCTTCGATAACAGCTCCTGTTTGTCAAAACTTTTAAATAACAGAGTGTCCTTGGCTTTAATTGTGTTAGCTAAAAGATGGCGAATGTAGTCCATCATTTTATCTGACACCGTTAAACCTATATGAGTAGAAATTGCATGAGACACAAGTTTTTCTGGTAAGCTCACGATTTTATATGTCAAGTACCCACAACGCCAGGCAATACGGTGCTCTGGCCGTCGAGGGTCCAGCAAATTATAACCAACCTCTGATGGACACAAATTTTTATTGTACACTTCGTAATCTTTAAAGGTCAACGGTTCCTCCGGGATGTCCACAACTTTTTGCTCATTAGCTTGCTCATCTGTGGTAAATCCCTGGGTAACCTCGGTAGTTTCAACAGCTATGTGTGACCTCGTTTGGGAGACACTCCTATTATCACTACCTGAATCTGAAGATTTGCGTTCTCTGGGTTTCTCTTTCTTACACCTCATTCGCAATCGATTATCCATATCCGGAATGCCACGCAAAAACGCTTGTTCAGCCACTGGTAATCCATCATACATGCCTTGTTGATCAGAATGTGTATACTGGCAATCGTATGTGTCAGACTTACCATTTCTCAATGATTTAGACTTACACATATATGTTGTGCCATTCCTACATTTCTTATCGACTAAGACATAATGTGATTCCCCATCAAATTCACAAGAGTGATTTTGGTGTAGCTTCACACACCTGTGGTATAAACGGTCGCATCTGATCTTCACTTCCGAGATAACATCTTCATCTGGAAAAAACGGTGTAATCTTAATACTTTCCAGAGCATTCAGCGCGTCATCAATAGTCGTAGAACGATTTCCATGATTATCGTGATTACGCAATAAACTCAAATCTACAAATTGACCCTTTACAGAAGTTTCAGAACCTGTGGAAGACATGTCATCCCCTTCTGTAATCTCTCCGTGGGACGATCTGAGTTGCGACTCGCGTGGTGACGACCCGAGGCAGTCAACCAACAACTCAATATCGTAGTTCATAAATGAAACCATCTCTGGTCCCAATTCTCTTTTCAGCGTACGCACTAATTTGTTGCGGTGTATAAACAAATCGTACAACAACTCTGTATAATCGAGGGTGCTGAATTCTTCCTCTACTATACACATCAAAGTCAAATTCATACAGTTGATCAGTTCTTGCTTCGTATGGTTTCTCTCAGTAAGGCTTATTATAGCTCCACACAAAAGCGAAAATATGGTCAATTCATCGTCTGCACGATTTAACATTGGGGTCTGTGGTGTTAACAGATAAAAGTCAGAAACATGTTGAAACTCCAATTCAAGGTCCACAAATAATTCTGATCTCTGGACATCATCAGAATTTGTCGCTTCTCCATTGTTACCATTGATAAATGCAGAACGGCCAAAGGCACGTTGACGCACTAAAAATGGTGGGGAAATCCAACCAAAATCCGTACCCACCCTCCTAGCCAGCATATACAATACTATTAGTATGAATGCTGCCATAACACAATAACAATCACGGTAATTGCGATGATACAATTCTTCTTGAATGTCTGCGTACACCGTCTCACTAACTATCACAATAAAAGAAAACTTTAATATACAAAATTTCTTGCATGTTATTTGTGACGTGAATATCCCTTCCCCAAATGTCATAGATCTCTGTGATTGAGTGTCCATGACAAAATAAAACGTCTCAAAGTAAACGAATGCCAACACCTTAAGGATACTGCGCCCACAGTAATTTCCTCATGGTGTTGGCACTCGTTTCAGGGTAGTCGAGCTACAGTTGAACGTGACGGCACAAAAGAAGATCAAATTATGGTAGTATTTTTATTTGATTTTATATTAAACTACATGTCTCTTAGAACACCTTTTCATAATTACAGCCATCTCGGAATGTGCCACCCCGTCCTGTTCAGCCCTCACTACTAACCACACGTTAGCGCCTGTGATTAATAGCCACAATTTGAAACACTTAGCTACATCAGAATTAGCATAATTGTGCTCCTTGCGCATTTAAATTTCTCCCCCATCGAAAGATCAAGACACGGGCATGTCTCAACCCCACTATTTTGATTTACGTCATAGGTTACTAAGTAACTGGAGAGGACGTAAGGCGTGACCCTCACTGTGAATGCCCTCTATGACTGGACTCTTACGATACACACTTGCGAGTCTACATTCAAGTGTATAAAGGGTTATTAGCCATGCATGAGAAAATGTGTGAATCCTATCTATAAAAATAAAACTTAAACCCATGTCCCATGAGATGTACAGAGTGAAAAAATCAAAAAACATCTTACTTCGCTAAACACACGTATCTGGATGACTGCTTTTCACAGCTACACGCCACGTTCACACATGACGCCAGACGCTCGTCCAAAAAGGATAAAGTATTACCACTCAACGCCCACATTCAAGTTATTGCCAAGGTTCGCAACAATGATTTCACATGTTGCAGAACCTGGTAGACTCAATGAGGCGATAGGAATAGTAATCACGGGTGTGGTGGATGAACACAACACAGTTAGTGTATAGGTAGCATAAGTGACTCCAGCCAATGATCCTTGCGGACTAGTGGCCACAGCAGCTGTATTGCCCAGCAATAAATTCTGGTACGAACAGCCACTAAGAGATGGGGTTGTTGGAAATACTATTGTGGTTGAAGAACCAACCCACTGAATAGTAATCAGCAACGAATCCCCAACACTTACACTAACTGGTGAAATCGTGGTTGCAGTAACAGTGGTAGAACTCAATGAACCATTGGAACGACTAAAGGTTGTTGTTGTACCCAAAGGACTGGTGTTAGACACAGCACTTCGGTACACATGACAATTCCCTATGTCATCCATGTTCAAGAAAGGTCTATCCAACTCAACGTCATATGCAACCCACAATTCACCAACCACTGAACTGGTTGGCACACCAGCTCCCGGAGCTATAGCAAATTGGAATAAACCTAAGTCGGTGGTTGTCAAAGGTAGAGATGATGTGCCGCTTCTGATAAAATAACAGTTTTGTGCATTAGAACCTGCGGCACACTCAACACCATACATCAAATTTTTGTCTAATCTCGTGGAGACAGCCATTGACGAATTCTCCATTGCAAATTTCGATGTAAAAGCTGGTGAAGAAGAATTGTACTCCATAGCGGCAATAGCAGCACCCAAAGCGCTGGTACTCAAAAAAGGACTTGCTGTCGAAATAAATTCGAAAACAAGTCCTTTAAAACAGTACTCCTCGTAATTAGATGCTAACTGTGACAAATAAGGAAAAACGGTCCTTAACCCAGCATTAATAGGGTAGGTATAATTAGTAAATGCCCCAGCAACAGCACCTGTAACCACGTCACCCAAAAATTCACGATGTTTCACGCGAATCTTCAGAGACGACTGACCGAACTGTGATGTGGCCTCTAAGCCTGATCCCTTGATTAACGAATTTGTCGCAACACTATTGGACTCATAATCTCCTGACCCAATCAACCTTGAAATCCTCTTAGCGATATCCCCTCCCGCACTTCCAACTCCAAGTCGTGAACCTACAATCTCCCCTGACGATATAAGTGCTTGTTTAATCATCGGTTTCAATGAAGCCTTCAAATCTCTCATCATTGGCTTCATATCATACAAGCCACTACCTTGGATCTGTCCCGGTTTATTTTTTCTGGATTTCCGGGATCCAGACTTTTTCGTCTTAGCGAGTCAAATAATTCAATACAGGAACAACTCAATCCTCTGTATCTACTCCTGGTAGTCTCTACTGACTAATAGTACTCATCACCCAGGTAGTGATTCTGAAATTTGCCCGCTAAGGCTTGGTACCCAGAACGCTCATCGCACCCGCCGCAGGGAAAATATAATCGCAATGTCAGATTCCCTGCCTCTCATGTGCCTTCTCGTAACACCAAGAAGATCGCCACAATTGGAACTTGCTGTGTTCCCAACAGACCATATCTCAATTAACCTCGCATGAATGTGGATTTAAATTCATGCGAGTCGACTATAACGGATAGTCGAGCCGGGTTCACTCCATTAAGACGAACCACTCGTTTACCACCTTGCTCCTCTGGGTGCAAGGTGATGCGTGAGCCTATCTACTCTACTGTCAAACCCAATGGTTATACTGACACTACAGTAGATCGATACGGGTCACCTAATAGGTGCATCCCGCTGTGAGAAGAAAACACAATCATGTTTACACACGACTATATGATCCCCAAAAAACACGCCGCGCAAAAAAAGGCA